CTTCCCTGATCTTACCATCGAGCCATCGATCGGTGACTACACCAAGTTCCAGCTTACCTTCTTCAACTCATATGATGGGTCATGGTCATTCATATACACAGCCGCAGGTCAACGCTTGTGGTGTCTGAATGGACAGACAACACCTGACAATGTTGCTGTCGGTAAGCGCAAGCACACATCCAACATAGCTGTTGCCAGTGAAGCATCCAAGATACGTAGTGCAATGGAAGCATTCCTTGGCACTGAACAGAAATGGAAAACATACATAAAGATACATGTAACAAACGATCAAGCTGTCGATATGTTGCGTGCTACTTTGTGTAAGTACAACCAGCCTCACGGTGCGGCCATCAAGTACAATGAGGCACGCTTTACCCTGCTACTCAGCCAATGGGAAAAAGAAAAAGCTGCATTAGGTTCAAACCTATGGGCTTTGTACAACGCATGCACATGGTGGGCATCACACCCACAAGTAACCAAGCGCACCGCTTCCCCGCTTGAGGTTACATCACGCAACAGACACACCGATGTCGCACGCATGATGCAACACAAAACATGGAAGCAATTAGAAGTAGCTTAACAACCAGCAAAAATGGTGAATAACCCTCCCTATTCTTCACCATTTATAAAACTTAATACAGTTAGTGACTGCCCACTCAAAAGCGGGGATACGGCCTCGGACGTCAGATGTAATGCGCTATGCGTCAAGCTTGTAGGCAATCACTCATCATTAATATGAACAGGTAATTACATCACCGTATATTTCTTTTAATCAACGGAGATCAACATGAGACTTACATTATCACCACGACCAAATGGTATGACAATCAGACGCGTCATAGCTGAGGGACAAACAATGCTTGAGCTGACTGTAGATGACGCAACAGCAGGTAAATGTAAACTAATCTTTCATTGCCAAGCTGATGCACCCTTTATCAAGGAACTACCTGCAGAATTACTTGATGAACACATTGCAGATGAAGCATCAACATGGTTACGCATGCGTGTTCCATTGTTCATGCCTCAGATTACAGACATCGAAAAGCATCATCAACAGCGTGCAATAGAAGCCGCTTAACTAATAACGACACGGATACTGAGTCGACACAGTGGCAAGTTCGTGACGCTAGGCCAGACCTGATGCCTAGAACTTCTTAATAGATTGGATAACCTTGCCAACTAAGAACTTGGTAATAGTCGTACATTTTCTTGGATGCCAAATTTGATTCTCACTATTATCTTGCACAACCTTAAAAAATATACTGCCTTCATAAAACTCACAGCATAATAAACCATACTTTTCATCTTCAAACAAAAGAACATCACCGTTTTCTATTTCTTTAGGTTTAACTTTTTTAATTACAACAATAGTATTTGGCATAATTCCAGCCGCCCACATACCAGTTGTATAACCTAATTTATAAACTTCAACATTCTCATCTTCAACAGCAAGCATATCAACAGTTTCCCCATCGGCATTTTTAACTGGGTATTTAATAAGGCCACCTTCCTGACCTTTATTTATTAACTGTGGGTTAGAACCAGCGACATACGCCAGCTTACCTAGTGTCCGAGAAGTTGGGATATATGTCGCATCAGAATTAAGAAACCGAGTGATGTTTGTTGGACTTGTATTAGCTTTTACAGCCCACTCATTAGCACTCCAATTCTGTGTAGACATAACTGTTCGCATCCATACGCGAATGGCACGTCTCTCTAATTCTTCCACATCTGACTCCTGCATTTCTACAGTAGTACAGCAGACCCGCGTAATGGTCATCCATTACTAGTGCAGTATTGCATATGGAATCCTATTGTGCAAACTGCATTAATGCAGTATTATTATTTTCATGAGAACATACTTTGAACAATTACAATTACTTGCACGATCATCAGGCATAGACCTAATACTTGCCTTCAAAAATGCAGGTGTACCTACCAGTACATACTATAGATCGTCTGCAAGAAACGACATGCGATACAAAACTGCAATCAAGGTGATGAATGGAATTGAAAACCTTCAAGCATCTAAGTCGTCCAGTGGAAGTTGATCCTAACTGGTTAGCTGTAGTGACTCGCTTAGTGAATGAGCGACATAAACAATCAATGTCACAAGAAGCACTGGCTCATAAGATCGGGTGCGCTTCAAGTCTTGTTCACAAATGGGAACAGTTCAAACGCCTACCATCTGGGTTCTTATTCTTGTGTTGGTTACAGGCATTGGATTGTGAAGTCGAAGTCAAAACAAAACAATAGGGGTAGACCTGCTCGTTGCCATGTATGTGAACAAATGCGTCACTATTATGTGTGTCCACTCAAATCAGTAGCCCCTGCCAAATATTATACAGTCTGTCTCGACTGTTATGAGGGGGATACATGGCAAGCAAAGCTCGCATTAAAGGAAACTACCACGAAAACTGGTTCGTCAAACTACTCAAAGAGTGGAAAATACCAGTCAAAAAACAACCGCTCTCAGGCGCGTTGGGCGGCGAGTATAGCGGCGACCTCGTCATCGAAATCAACGGACATCGATTGGTAGTTGAAGTTAAGTACCGTAAAGAGTCCAGCTTCCCCAGCCCCTTTACAGTTTTAGAAAATAGAAATGCTGCATTGTACAAACGTGGCAACGGCAGTGATCCTAAGTGGGTGCTTATCCTACCTGATTACGTTGTCGAAAAATTATGGAGATCAAAATGAAATTCACAGTAAATAAAAATGGCTCAGTAAGCATATATATTACAAGAGCAGAACGTCCTTTTATAGATTGGGTGCTTCGAGAAGGTCTTGCATGTGCATCTTTTGAAGATGATAAAGAAGCAAAAGGTAATTTAGATTCTGAAACATTCAGAAGTTATAAGCACATGGGATCACCAAGCTGGATGGGAATGATACAACGACTTGTATATAGGGATAAAAAAGATGAGCTTTAAGGTTATGGGCTTGGCCTATGAAGCAGACGTTGGTGACGCATTAGCCAAGTTAGTTTTACTTGTACTAGCTGAGCATGCCGACAACGACACGCATCTGTGCTGGCCTAGCCTCAATCGAATTGCTGGCATTACGCATCTATCGCGCAGGTCAGTAGTAACCAAGTTAGATTACTTGGAAAGCAAAGGTATGATCGCGCGACAACGTGGTCATAAGGGGTTGAGTACCAGATACACTATCCTTGTGAACCAGCTTCACACACCTAGTGTACCTGCTTCACCCGAACCTATCAAAGAACCTAGTGTAATAGGTAGTAAGCCAAGAGTTCGTATTGCAATGCCTATGAGTGAGGACTGGTGTGCTTCACCTGCATTGCGTGACGAGATCAACGCGCTACCAAATATAATGGAGATCGATCATGACTTTGAAGAAGTTGAGTTCAAAGGTTACTGGCTTGCCAGTGACGCCAAGCGAGTTAGCTGGGACAACCAGTACAAAACCTTCTGTAAACGATATCGTACCATCCAAGCAACAGTCACAAGCCTTGGCGGTGCTAACAGAAAGCCATCCCCTAGAAACAGACAAGAGAATAATTTCTTCGATTCAGTCGTTCGGCATAATACTTCAAGCAACTGATCGTGCATTATTCCCTGACAACGGCGATGTGAGGTACGTCAACAAAGGCTTTAGGGTACACCTGACCGAACGTACTCAAGCAAGCCTAGACAAAGCTCTACGCTACGTTGAGATGTCAATGACACCTATGCCAGAGGACGAACGCATCAAGCGTTTGACTCTCATGCTGATGATGGTTGCCAAGCCATCAGGCGAGGGTGCTGGTGATCTAAGTAATCGCATTCGATTATACTCAAAGCATATGTCTGACTGGCCAGCCGATATCTTTCTAACTGCTGTTACACATGTTGAAAAGAACTCAACATTCTGGCCAGCGTTTTCAGAACTAAATAGAATATATGAGATATACATTGAACGTAGACAAAACATGCTGAAAGCACTGCAAAACTACAGGATATGACAAACTTTGTATTGTACATACTGCAATAATGCAGTAGTATTTTACCTTAATGATTGGAGATCATAATGGATAGAACAGGATTTTTAGGTGGCAGTGACATGTCACTCATTCTCAATGGCGATTGGCTGTATCTTTGGGATATCAAGACAGGCAGGGTAAATCCTGATGATCTGTCAGATGTATTCCCTGTCCAGCTTGGCAATGCCACAGAAGAATGGCACATCGATCAGGTTGGCAATGAGTTAGACACGCTCATCATGCCAGCACACAGGCAGGTTACGCACACCAAAGCCCCACCAGAATACGCCGCCATCCCACTCAAAGGCACGCTCGATGCCACCATCATGTCACCCAAGCAAGAACTGTGGGGCATCGAAGTCAAGCACACCAACGAGCGTGCGACTATGGCTAGCCAGCTAGAACGCTACATGCCACAGCTACAGTTTTATATGTATGTCAGTGGCGTCAAGAAGATGTGGCTGTCATGTATCTTTGGCAATCGTGACAGGCAGATGTGTTCAGTCAATCCTGATGGTGAGTTCCAGCACAAGATGCTGTCAGCCGCAGAGGAATTTTGGGGCTATGTAACTAGCGATCAGCGACCAGACTCAGGCATGCAACCCATACCCACTTCATTAGATAGTGTAGCTATCAATGACATGGTGGCTAGATGTGCCAGTAATGACAACCAGTTTGGCGACAGCGCAATGACATACCTTGAAACCAAGGATGCGCACAAAGCCCATGAGACTTGCAAGAAACAGTTGAAAAGCATGATCGCTCACAACGAGCGTGAACTTTACAATGATGTCCTTGCACTACGCCGAGCCGCTAATGGCTCTATCCGCTTCGTATCTAAGGAGGATTAGATGACTCAGAAAGATGCAATCTTAACACACTTGCAGGAAGGCAAGCGCATATCACCGCTATCAGCACTCAGAGAATTTAGCTGTATGCGGTTAGCTTCACGCATATACGACCTAAGATCGGAGGGTTATCCGATTGAAACCGTAAGAGTTCATGGCAAAGGTTGTCATTGGGCTGAATATAAATTGGCGCAGAGCAACGACAATTACCCTGCGCCTGTCAAATGATTGGAGATCAACTTGACCACTCAACCTAACAAAAAACCACAGGCTGTAAAACCTGTTTCTGATCCGAAGAACCTTGTTGAAGCATTACTTGCATTTCAATCCTTGCAAGTCAGTGCCAAGAAAGATGGATCGAACCCACACTTTCGCAGTAGCTACTCTACTCTGGAAGAAGTCATCAAAGCTGTAGGTCAGGGCAACCAGTTCGGCTTGACCTATAGCCAGCTTATCGACTTTGCCACAGACGAGCATGGCAACGTGCATCGTTACGTCAAGACAATCCTGATGCACAAGTCAGGTGGTGATCCACTTGTATCACGCTGTCCTATCGTAGCTAAAGATGTAAGCAACCCACATAACCTTGGCTCTGGCATTACCTATGCCAAGCGTTACTCACTGCAAGGCATCTATGGTCTGCCATCAGAAGATGATGATGCCAACCAAGCAGTCAACTCAAACTCTAAAGGAGAGCAAAACAATGGATGGCGATAAGCAATATGATGACACGGATAAAGCTGTAGCTTTCAAGCCGTGGCCTGAGGAACGCATGATTCTTAAAGGCAAGATCAATGACAATGGCAATGAGAATGAGATCATTGTCTTGGAACGCACAAGTAAAGCTGGTGATAAATACTATGACCTATATGAAAAGGTCACACCACTTTACGAAAGCAAGCCGCCTAAAACCACAGCATTCGATGCGCCATACAAGAACAGGCGTATCGGTATGTGGAAGAATGTAACCAAAAATGGTGATGCGTTTCTAAGTGGCAAGATACAGGACAAGTATATGCCAGAAGGTCAGGATAATAATCATGCACCTGTAGAGCAACAAGCACCAAGCCCAACGCAATCAGGGGACTTACACCCTGATGATATACCGTTTTAGGAATTGGTGCGAGGCAAGCATTCCCATAGCAGACCCGCTTAGTATTGCTTGCCTCACTATCTATAGGAGCATCTTATGCTAGTTGAAACAATACCCATCGAAGATATTGCTGCGAATTTACAAATCAATAAACACAAAGTTAAGAGCTTAGTTAAAAAGCATTCCATCCCATACATAAAGATTGGACATAAGTGGCGCGTTGAACAAGAATCTTATCTGCTATTGCTGGAGAAATTAAGATGTCACTCAGGCTACACAAGCGGGGAAATGTCTGGCACATCCAAGGTAAAGTTTACCTCGGCAACGACAGCATCACCATTAGACAAACTACGAACCGTTATTCAAAGCGCGAAGCAGAAGAAGTAAAGCAACGCATACATGAAGAAGCAATGCGGCAACTCAAGGGTGGGGGGCAATCCTCTATCCCTTGGTCTGTTGCATGCACTAACTTTGTATTAGCTGATGATCGTAACAAGACTGACATTCTTCACATCGAACAACTCACCCGCCAGTTTCGCAACCAACCAATCAACACAATCACAACAGATGACTGGAAGCGCTACTGCCTTAACTACCTCAAAGGGTGCAAGCCATCATATTATAATCGCGTGCGTGCTGTCATAAGCAATGTGCTTGGATACTCAGGCATCATTGTTACCGCTAACATTAAAGACAGAACCAATCTTTACCTGCCCAAGCGTAAGGTAAAGCAACGCCGCATTATGTTTCTATCTTATGAACAGCAAGAAGTTTTACTCGACTCATACCCTTGGTATCTAAAGTCATGGGCTATAGCTCTAGCTTATCATGGCTTGCGTCGACAGGAATCACGCTTGCTTGAACGCCATGATATAAAGATGGATGAACGCTTGATACAAATACGCGAAGCTATATCCAAAGATGGTGAACGCTTCATCCCCATGCACCCACGCCTACACCAAGCGCTTACAGATTACCCACCCACACACCCACGCTTCGTGTTCACCAACAGCAGAGGCCAACCATACAGTGCGGATGGCATGAAGCAAGCGCACTCAACAGCGCTTGCAAATGCCAACGCACGCCTCACACAACTAGAGCTACCCAACATCCCACACTTCACAATACATGATTGGCGACACCATTGGGCTAGCCAGATTATGATGCAAGGTGGTGACGTAGAAAGCCTTCGAGAACTAGGCGGCTGGTCTGATTTGAAGATGGTTCAAAAGTACGCAACAATTTCAAAAGAACACAAATTTAACACACTCTTGAAACTAAGGTGAATAATATGCAAGCAAAACAATCACATAATTCACAAGGGATTTACAATGGCATTGTAGAGGTCAGCGGTTCGATCCCGCTTAGCTCCACCAAATCCACAATACTAATCCCTTGTATTCCCTCAAGAAAACGTCAGATAAAAACGCGTATTCAATACTGCATAACCGCAGGTTTGTGTGTTTTCTTATCGTTTCTTGTACTTTACTAATGCAGTTTGTGAATATTTTTTACACAAATTACACACAGTCGAAGGAGGCTACAGCCCAATGGGTACATACAAAAAGCATAAAGACGTACGCAGGTACGACAACTTAACACCTCTGAATGATAGTCGTGTTGAACGTAACGACAAAAGAAATGTCAGAGAATCATGGGAAGCTAACTCAGCTATGCTACCTGACAATGCCTTTGCTGATGATGTTGTAACTGATGATGATGGCGGCAAATACTATGCACGCCAGACAATCGTAGAATCGAGGCTTGGAAATTATGTCTAGCATCATAATAACTGAGACAGAGATCGATTACCCCTGCAAGA